CTGGGAGCAGGCGTTCTTGTATGCGCGTCAGCCGCAGCGGGTTCCGCCCGGCGCCGACGTCGACCAGGACGCGATCAGCCGCGACGACGTCGCGTCGATCGTCTGGCACGCGGAGGGCGAGAGGGACGGTCCGAACTGGTTGATCGGCGGCCAGCTCGTCGATGGCCGCTGGTTCTTCCTCGCGGCCGGCTGCGACTACACCGGCTGGGATTGCCAGGCGGGCGGCAACGCCTATGTCGCGGACGGCCGCGAGTCGATCGAGCGGTTCGCGATGGGAGACGACGACCGGGAACGGCTCGGCGTCGGCCCGCTCGACGGCGAGCGGCGAGAGATCAACGCGGGCTGGTGAATAGTGGTGAATAGCCTGTTGAAGGCTCGTGGACGAGTTGAGGGTTATCCACCGCGTTGAGCGGGCGTCCGAGGTTCTCCACTTTTCCACCGGTCCTGTCCACAGACGGGCTGCGGTTCGGAGTCCGTCAGGTGCAGGCAGTTCGGAGTCCGCCCACGTTTCCACCGGTCCTACTGCTTCTACGATCTTTGATCTTTAGATCTAAGAGCTAGAAATAGATTCATCGGATGGTCTGGGTGAAGTGGTATGGGGCGGCGACGCCGACCGCGAATTCGGAGGCGGCGTCCAGGGCGGCGGTCAGGTATTTCCGCGGCTGGCGGAGATCGTTCTTCCAGAGGGCGTGCATGGCGCCGAGCGCGAAGTCTTCGCCGGAGCCGCAGGAGTCGTACGGCTTGCGCGACTCGAGCACCGAGTAGTCGTCTTGGACCTTGAATAGGCGGTCGCGGACGGCGAGGAGGAAGGTGCCACCGGTCTCCTCGTTGTCTTTGATGTGCGCGTAGCCGTGTTCTGAGAAGACGTCGCGGATCGCGGGGACGAAGTTCGTGATCGCCCACTTCAGCTCGTCTCCGCCGACGTCGCCGGCGACGACGTGATGCTGTAGGAGCTGGCCCATCCGGAAGCTGCCGCACATGCCGGCGGCGACCTGGCGGGTGAGCCGAAACACCTTCGGCGCCTGGTAGCTCATGCCGCTGGATCCGTCGGAGCCGAGGCTGTCTCCGCCGAGCAGGACGCCTCCCTTGGTCTTGACGCCGACGATGCAGGTCACGGCGCGGCCTATCGGCCGGGCCTCGTTCTGCGCGGGCTGGCGCGGTTTCGCCCGATAGGCGGCCCGGATGGCACGCGGACGGAAGCCGAAGCCGGTCGAGCTGGCCCAGGTCGACGGCAATCCTGGACGCCGGCCGCTGCCTGAACCGCTGCGGCCGGAGAAGGGTCTCGATTTCACGCCGCCGGGGATGCTCGGCCGCGACGGCGCCGAGCTCTGGGTGGAGATGACCTCGCAGCTCGGCGCTATCGGAGCGCTGTATGCGGTCGACCGGGCGGGCCTGCTGGCGCTCTGTCTTCAGTGGGACCGGGCGATGGCGGCCGCCGACGTGCTCGAGGAGCAGGGCCACTACGCGCGCGGGTCGCTCGGCCAGGTCGTCGAGCATCCGGCGTTGAAGGTCGAGGCGCGCGCGCACGCGGCGATCTTGAAGTTCGCGGCCGAGTATGCGGCGACACCGGTCGCGCGGGCACGGGTAGCGACCGCGGCGGCGGCGCGCAGGCAGCAGGACGAGTTCGAGGAGATCACCGCCGGCGAGGCGAGCGAGATCGACGTCGCGGCGGAGATCGACGATGACGAGCTCTAAGCCGTCGGCGGTCACGCTCAGCCGCGGCCCCGCGATCGACAAGTTCTTCCAGCGGTATCTGACGTTCCCGTCGGGACGCGGCGCCGGGCAGCCGTTCGTGATGGAGGGCTGGCAGCGGCGGTTCACCAACTATTTCCACGGGCTGCGGGCGTGCACGCCGGACGAGCTCGTGACCTACGGGATGCGCCGCTACCCGTACGCGGGCGAGCCGGTGGCGCGGCTGTTCCGGCTCGGCATCCTCGGCATCCCGAGAGGTAACGGCAAGAGCCCGCTGGCGGCCGGGTATGGCCTGTTCGAGACGGCGTCGAGACGCGACGCGTCGCACGCCTACTGCCTGTCGTCGTCGAAGAAGCAGGCCGACGTCGTGTACGAGTTCGCGCGCGCGTTCGTCGAGACGAGCGCGTTGCAGAAGCACGGCTTCCGGTCCGGCCGCAACAAGATCACCTATGAGAAGGCGCACGCGTTCTTCGAGGTGCTGACCGCGTCCGGGCTCGGCCAGCACGGCAAGAACCCGGCGGTCGTGATCGGCGACGAGACGCATGCGCTGATCACCGCGCGCGAGGTCGAGACGTGGGTGGCGATGTGGACGGCTTTGCATAAACGCGACGACCCGTACGCGTTGATGATCACGACGGCCGGCTTCAAGAAGGACACGCTGCTCGGCATGACCTACGACGAGGCGCTGACGCTGCCGGTCGCGAACATCAGGCACTCGAATCCGTGCCTGCGGATCCACGAGGACCGCGAGAACGGGATCTTGTTCTGGTGGTACGGGATCCCCGAGGAGCTGCATCACCGCTGGGAAGACCCCGAGCTTTGGCGGTACGCGAACCCGGCGTCGTGGATCTCGGTCGCCGACCTGAAGAAGCAGCTCGCCGCGCCCGGCTTCAGCGAGCTCGACTTCCAGCGGTTGCATCTGAATATGTGGACGGCGGCGAAGCATCTCTGGCTGCGTACCGGCCTCTGGGGATCGCTCGTCGGCGACACAGACCCGTTCCCGCGGAAGACGAAGATCTGGATCGGCGTCGACATCGGCTGGACCGACGACTCGAGCGCGGTCGTGTGGGCGACCCGGCTCCCGAACGGGAAGATCGCGATCCGCGCGAAGATCTGGACGGTCCGCCGCGACCAGGTCGGCGAGTTCATGCCGGGCGGCACCACCGACCTGCAGGTGATCGAGGACTTCGTCGCCGAGCTCGCCGGCAAGTACCGGCTCCAGGAGATCGCGTACGACCCCAGCTTCTTCGGCCGCTCGATCCAGCTTCTCCGCAAACGGCTCCGGCTGCGGGAGAAGCAGATCGTCGAGATGCCGCCGTTCCACGCGCACACGCGCGCCGCCTGGACGCTGCTGAAGCAGTACGCCGAATCCGGCGACCTCGAGCATGACGGCGACGAAGACCTCGCCGCGCACGCGGCCGCGACCGGCGAAGAGATGACCGCGTCCGGGCCGCGGGTGACCAGGGCGGCGTCGGGGAAGATCGACGCGATGGCGGCCGGGGTGCTGGCGGTGTCGCGGTGCGACCTCGCCGACGCCGTCACGACGAAGCCGGGCCTCTACTGGATGACGATGGACGGCGAACAGCCCGACCTTCCCGACCCGCCGAAGGAGCGCGGCCGATAGGCGGCCACGTAGGCAGCGCTCCCTTACCCCAGTTCGGGAACGCGCCAGGCAGGGCGGCCTCGTCGTGCGCGGGGTCATCCCTTCACTCCGGCCACCAGAGCCGCCCTGCCGAACATTCCACGTTGAAACGGTCCGGACCCGCTTCCCACGGTCCAGACCGCCCGTCTTTCACCCCTGGAAGGCCGGGGGGTCAAAACTCGGCGGGTGGGGGGTCAAAACTCGGCGGTTGGGAGCGTCGTTGCGGCCGATAGGCGGGCTCGGCTTCGGAGCGCGCGCCCTTGGTCCTGCCGCAGGGCCGGGGCGGCGCGCTCCGGGGTTGGGTATCAGCGAGGGGCCGGTGCAGCCGCCGATCACCGGCCCCTCAGACGGTGAGGAGTAGCTCAGCCGGTAGAGCAGCGCCCTGTTAAGGCGACGGTCGCAGGTTCGATCCCTGCCTCCTCAGCTCGATCGGATTCAGGAATGGATCAGGAATATTTCCGGGCCGATAGGCGGCCGCGTGATCGTTGTCCTGCTCGTCGCCCTCGTTCTGGCTCTGCTCGCGCTTGCCGGCCTGATCGGTGCGCTGTACCGGGTCAGCCTCAACGTCGGCCCGCTCAACCTCGAGGACTACGCGAGCCGGCACGACTGCATCTATCTGCCGATGTCGAAGACGATGGCGGCCGGTCTCGGGACGTGGTCGAAGCCGATCCGGATCCGCGTCGACGCGCATCATCATCCGCTGCTCGGCGAGTTCGTCGCGACGTACAACCTGACCGAGAACGCGGGCGCCGATGTGTAGCTGCCCGCCCGGATCCGCCTGCGGCGGCCACGTCGGCTTTACGGAGTTGTCGGGCGTCTGCTCGAGGCATGGCTGCTGGTACGGCGCGGGCGGCTGTCCCGGCTGCTCGACCGTGCTCATTCCGCGCGCGCAGAACGCCTGGTCGCCGCCGCCGCTGCCGGTGACGTTCGTTCCGCTCGATGTCAGCGAGCGGCTCGGCCGGCTCGAGCAGCTCGTCGCCGATCTGATCGACGTACTCCGCTCGGAGTAACGGGTGCGGCCTTGCTTGGAGGCGGGCTGTCCGAAGGTCGTCCGCCGCGGCCGCTGCCGTGAGCATCAGTCCGCGTTCGACGCTGAACGTGCGCACCGCCGCATCTACAAGGATCCGCGCTGGCCGCGGACGCGTGCGAAGGCGATCCGGCTCGCTGGCGGCCGCTGCCAGGCGCTCGAGCACGGCCGCCGCTGCCCGGCGACCGAGGAGCTGCACGGCCACCACGACTATCCCGGCGGCGTCGCCCGGATGCTGCTGGACGGCGTCGACCCGTTCGACGTGGCCTGCGTCGTGGTTCTCTGCGGCCGCCACCACGGCCAGGTGGAGGCGTGGGAACGCGCTGAGAGACGCCGGAATCCGGCGATCCGGCGATAGGCGGCAGCGTGAAGATCCCGTTCCTCAGCGGCTTCCTCGCCGGCGGCCTCGGCGGCGGCCAGCGCGACATCCCCGCAAGCGACATCTCAGGGCTCGAGAACCCGTCGGTCGACATCATCTCGGCGATCGTCGCGAACGTCGACGGGGCCACCAGTTCCGGCGTCTCGATGACGCCGCTCAAGGCGTTCCGGCTCACCGCTGTCTACGGCTGCGTCCGTGTGGTCACCGAGTCGGTGGCGACGCTGCCGATCGAGATCTCCGAGAACGACGCTACCGGCGAGGGCCGCGTGCTTGTCCCCGACGACGAGCGCTGGGACTTCCTCAACGAGTTCCCGAATCCGGAGATGACCGGCGTCGAGCTGATCGGCAACTGGATCGCGCACGCGATGCTCTGGGGCCGCGGCTACCTCTATATCGAGATGAACAAGGCCGGCAAGATCCTCGGCCTCTGGCCGCTCAAGCCCGACGTGACGCGGCCGGTCAGGCTGCCGAACGGCGAGCTCGCCTACGAGTCGGAGACGGACGACCATGCACGGATCGTGCTGCCCGCCGAGCGGGTGATCCCGCTGCAGGCGGTGCTCGGGATCTCGCCGGTGACCAACAGCCGCGACATGCTCGCCGCGGCGTCGGCGGCGCAACAGTACGGCGGCCGCTTCTGGGCGAACAACGCCCGGCCGGGCGGGATCATCGAGTTGCCCGAGGAGATGGGCGACGAGCAGATGGACGAGTTCATGAAGCGCTGGAAGGCCGGCCATGAAGGCTTGAAGCGCTCCCAGCTGGTCGGGATCTTGTCGGGCGGCGCGAAGTGGCAGGACGTCGGCATCTCGCCGGAGCAGGCGCAGTTCCTCGAGACGAAGCGGTACGCGACGCATGAGATCGCGCGGCTCTGGGGTGTGCCGATGCACCGGCTGAACGAGCCCGACGCGGGACAGTCGCGCGTGTCGAAGGAGCAGGAGTCGATCGACTTCCTCACCTATGCGTTGCGCGGCTGGATCGTCTCCGCCGAGCAGGCGCTCACCGTCAAGCTGTTCGGGTCGAAGCAGGACCGGGCGGCGAAGCGGAAGCCGCGGTTCAACTTCGACGCGTTGCTGCGCGGCGACATGAAGTCGATGTTCGAGGCGTTCGCGATCGGGATCCAGTGGGGCTTCCTCTCACGCGCCGATGTTCGTCGCCGTCTCGGCGAGCGGACGATGGACGAGGAGTTCCAGCTCGAGGAGTTCCTGGTGCCGCTGAACATGATCCCGTCGTCGAAGCTCGACCAGATCGACGTCAACAGCTCCGCGTCGAAGTCGGGCGGCGGCGGCGACAACAACAAGGACGGCGGCGGCACTCAGCCGACGACCGGCTCCGACGGGTCGACGGCGCAGAAGAACGCGCTCGCGCTGCTCAGCGTGATCATGCGCGACAAGCCCGAGCTCGCCGAGCACATCCGCCAGTTCGCGCTCGAACGCGCCGAGCAACGCGCACTCGCAGCCGGCAAGCCCGTCGAATCAGACTAAAACGCCGCCAGTACCCAGCGTTGGGTGCTGCGCGCCGGTGCGACGCGGCACCACCACCGAGAGTTCGCGCGTCGGCTTGATTACTAAAAGCAGCGGCTTTACCAATTCCCGGTGTCACCCCCTCAAAAATCGGTCGTCTAATGGCAGGACACCGGGCTAGATCCGCCGGAGATTTGATGGTCGAGTCCTTGCCCGCCAGCTCGAAGCGTCACCGGGCCGATAGGCGGCCCCGTGACCAGAGCCTCTGAGACACACGTTGCGGCGGCGCGCAGGTACGTCGCGCGTTGCCGTCTCGCCGGCGACTTCCGTCCCTACGAGACGCTGCTGCGAGAGATCGTCGAGTTGCGGCTCGCGACCGATCTGGCGGCGCAACTGCTGAGGATGTCGTGGCAGGTCTGACCGGCCGGCAGCGGGAGCTGCTGGACGCGCTGGCCGTCAAGCATCGCCTGGTCGCGTTCGCGGAGCCTGCCGGACCGGTACTCGATTCGCTGCCGCAGGAGCCGGCGTCGCCGCTGACGATGCGTGAGGTCGAGGTGCTGCAACTGATCGCGTGCGGGCTGACGAACGTCGAGGTCGCCGCGGCGCTGGTGATCTCGACCGAGACGGTGAAGTCGCATGTCCGGCATCTGCTGGCGAAGCTGCCGGCGCGCAGCCGTGCGCACGCGGTAGCGGTCGGCTACACGCAGTCGATCCTCGACCCGCTCGAGTAAGCCCTCCTCGTTCGAGGGTCTGAGACGCGCGTCCGGGGCCGATAGGCGGCGCCGACATGGCATCTCACGAGAACAAGCGCCCCGCCCCGGAGCGGCGCGATTTCAAGCTCGACCTCTCCAAGTGTGAGGTCCGGTCGGCCGAGGGTGACGCCCCGGCGACCTTCAGCGGCTACGCCGCCGTCTTCAACGAGCTGTCGGTGAATCTCGGCGGCTTCCGTGAGCGGATCCAGCCGGGCGCGTTCCGTTCAGCCGTCGAGGACGGCCAGGACGTCCGCTTCCTGATCAACCACGACTCGAACCTGATCCTCGGCCGCACGCCGCGCACGATCACCCTCACCGAGGACGAGATCGGCTTGCGCGTCGAGTGCGAGCTGCCGAACACGTCGTACGCGAACGACCTCGTCGAGTCGATGCGGCGCGAGGACATCAACCAGATGTCGTTCGGCTTCATCACCCGGTCCGACGACTGGAAAGAGAAGGACGCGGAGACCGGCCTGCCGATCCGCGAGCTGATCGAAGCCGACCTGTTCGACGTCAGCGTCGTGACCTACCCGGCGTATCCGGACACGACCGCCGAGGTGCGGACGTACATCGCCGAGCACAACCCCGAGCTGCTCGACCGCGCCAAGCGCGCCGCCGAGGACCTCGAGGAGCTGAACGTGATCACGACCCCCGAGACCGACACCGAGTCGGAGCTCGACCGGGCCCGCGCCGCGTTCGAGGAGGCCCGCGCCCTCGCCGGCGTGCGGATCCAGGATGACCACCCGTGCTGCGACGGCGTCGCGGTCGTGTGGAACTTCAACGACGAAGTGCAGTCCTGCCACCAGAGCCGCGACGCGGCCGAGGCGCAGATCGAGGCGATGACGAGCGGCGCCGCCGGCGCCGCCCGCGAAACCGACACTGACAAGGAGGAGCGCGTGGGCAAGAAGCTCTCCGCCGCGACCTCCGAGAAGCTGACGCAGGCGCAAGAGCTGCTTGCCGAGGTGCTCTCGGCCGCAGCGGCGATCGAAGACTCGACCGTCGTTGAGACCGTCGAGCTGAACGATCACAAGCCGGAGGCCGCCGAGCAGCGCGAGCTTCCCGACCTGGCCGCGTTCCGGGCTTCGCTCGAGGAGCGCGCCTGGGACTGGGAAGACGACATGGCCGTGTGGTCGCTGACGCAGATGATCGAGGCCGCGTCCTGCTTCATGGTCTCCGCGTCGTACAACGCGGCGCTCGAAGACGACGCCGCCGACAACGCGCAGGCGCAGGCGATGCAGTCGATCATCACGCAGCTCACCGAGCTCCTGACGGCCGTCGTGGCCGAGGGAGGCCGGTCGGGTGAGGCAGAGACGGAGAAGCGTGACGAGACCGACCCGGTCGAGGAACGCGACGAGACACTCGACGAGGAGCGCACCGAGCGCTTCGAGGCCGAGCGTCGCAAGATCCGGCTCGCCGAGCTAGAGCTCGAACTCGTCTAACGATTCCGCGGAAGCGGATGGCAGAAGGGCCGCCCAAACTGGCGGCCCTTCGTTTTGGGTGTCCGCGTTGCGCAGTCGCGCCGATAGGCGGCGGCGCAATGGAAATCTCCAACAAGATCACCGAGCTGCAGGAGGAGCGCACGGGCAACGTCAGCCGCATGCGCTCGATCCTGGACACGGCGGACGCCGACGGCGGCCGCGATCTGACCGCCGAAGAGCGGCAGGAGTATGACCGCCTCGAGGCCCGCGTCGACGCGAACGGCGAGCGGATCAAGGCGGAGATCAAGCTCCGCGACATGGAACTCGAACTCGAGCAGCGCGACGGCGTAGCCGGTCGTGAGCTGCAGGGCGGCGAGTCCCGTGACAAGCGTCTGTTCGAGTCGGAGGACTACGCACGCGCGTTCGCGACGTACCTCATCCGTGGTGCGAACGACGTGGACGCGGACACGCGTTCCATCCTTGCTGCCGGAAGCGCCGAGATGCGCGACCAGGCGAAGGGCACGAACAACCTCGGCGGCTACCTCGTGCCGACCGACTTCCAGAAGCAGCTCGCGCTGCACGCCGTTCAGGCGGGCACCGTGCGCCGCACGCGGGTCAACACCATCGTCACCTCGACGGGTGAGGGTCTGCAGGTTCCGAAGACGACCGCGCATGGCGCCGCGTCGTGGGTGGCAGAAGGCGTTGCCTCCAGCGCTGCGGATGAGACGTTCGGGCAGATCACGCTCAACGCCTACACCGCGCGTCGGCTCGTCAAGGTCAGCGTCGAGCTCGTCGAGGACGAGGCCGTCGGCCTCATCGCGTACCTCGGCAAGGCGATCGGTCAGTCGATCGGTTTCCTCGAGAACGACGGCTACCTGAACGGCTCCGGCACCGGCCAGCCGACCGGGCTCATCGGGCTCACCTCGGCAGGCGTCACGGGTGCAGCAGGACAGACCACGTCGGTCACCGCCGACAACGTCTTCGACCTGTTCTACTCGGTCGGCCCGCAATATCGCACGAACGCCGAGTGGCTCCTCGCCGACTCGACCGTGAAGGCGATCCGGAAGTTGAAGGACTCGACGAACAACTACATCTGGTCGCCGACCAGCGGTGTCGCCTCCGTTCTCGCGAACGGTGCTCCCGACACTCTACTCGGCAAGCCGATGTGGGCGGATCCGTCGATGCCCGCGATGACCGCGAACGCGAAGTCGATCCTGTTCGGCGACATGAGCGCATACACGATCCGCGACGTCGGCCGCACCGGCCCGACGCCGGACGAGAAGCCGGTCGGCGCCTTCGGCGTCATCCGGATGAACGAGCGCTACATGGACGGCCTGCAGATCGGGTTCCTGGGCTACCACCGGACCGACGGCAACCTCGTCGATCAGACGGGTGCCATCAAGGCGTACGTCAACAGCGCGACCTAAGTCTTAGCGACTGGTCTCGTCTTGTTACCGAGGGGCCCGCGAGAGCGGGCCCCTCTTCCGTCCGTGAGGCCCGCGGCGACTTTATCGGAGTGACGCGGTACGGTTCCGGCATGGCCGACAAAATCAGAGAGGGCGACGCGATCGAGATGCTGGCTTCGATCGGCGGCGACAACTTCGCGTACTCCCCCAACCAGGTGCTCTTCGCAGGGCAGGACATTCCGGTCGAGCTCGCGCAGGCGTACGTCAGCCAGCCGGCCGACGATCCTCGTGCACGGCTGATCACGCCGGAGCGGGCGGCGTTGCTGCTCGGCTCGGGTCCCGAGCATGAGGCGATGCGGGCAGAGACGCCGCCGGGACGGGAAGAGGTCCCGCCTGAACCGGATCCGGTTGGCGACCGATCCAGCGGCGAGGGTCTCAACAACGGCTCGCCGCCGCCGCCGGCGTCGACTCCGGAGACGCCGGAGCTGCTGGTGCCGGTGTTCGCGGCGCTCTACGCATCCGAGTCGCCGGTGCTCGACCCTGAACAGAAGGCGGCGGCGGAGGCTCTCCTCGAGAAGGATCCCGGCAACGAGCTCGCGAAAGAGCTGCGCGCGGCGATCGAGCGCAGCGGAGAGGAGGAAGAGGTGGGCGAGAAGCGCGACACGAATCCGTCGCCTGAGCGGCAGACCGCTCCGGGAGCCGAGACGCGCGAGACGGCGACGCAGAAGCGTCGCGGCCAGAAGCCGAAGCCGCCGGAGCCGGAGCCGGAGAAGAAGTAGCGAGGCGCGGCCCGCGCGCGAGGGCCGCCGAGGAACCACCCACAAGGGCGCCGGTCCTGTTGCACGTCCGGCAGCAGGGTGGAGGGGAAAGACGGGATACAAGACCCTCCACCCGGCCGATAGGCGCAGGCATGGATCTCACGAAGCTGCCGCCGTTCGTCCACTATCTGATCGCTGCCGTCTCGGCGACCGCTGCGCTGCTGGCGACGCAGGCGTTGATCGACAACAGGACGGAGAAGCTCGTCACGGGGCTGGGGGCGATCTGGATCCCGATCGGCTACCTGCTGCTGGTCAGCGTCTGGAAGCTCTCGCACGGCCGCGTGACCGCCGCCCGGATCATCGCCGGCCAGCCGAGCCAGCCGCCGCAGCAGGGTTCCTGACCCCGGACTCCGTAAGATAGGGGCGTGGCGAAGGCGACTACGCCGATCTACTCGGCCCGCAAGAAGTGCACCGGGTCCTGCGGCAAGACGAGGGTGATCACGAAGTTCCGGCTGCTGAAGTCGGGCTACCGGCAGGGCATGTGCCTTGACTGCGAACGCGCCTACGAGCGGCAGCGCTGGCACGACCGCTCGAAGGAGTCGAAGGCGCACAGTGGCCGCCCGTCACGGCGCCGCCGCGCCGCCGCCGCGGCATAGCCGCTCAGCTCAGGGAAGCGATCCGGCTGGATGAGGAGCCGCGTTGCTAGCGCGGTAAGGCCGCAAGGCTCTCCGGGTTCGAGTCCCGGCGCTTCCGCTCACGCCGATAGGCGGCGGCGATGCCGACCGTCCTTCCGAAGCCGTGGGCGCTCACCACCGTCGACGCGTTCCTCGACTACATCAACGAGCCCGCCGACCAGAACGGCAAGAAAGCCGACCGTGCGCAACGGCTGATCAACTCGTACAGCGCGGCGGTCAACCGGTACACGAAGCGTCAGTGGCAGCCGCTCGAGGACGGGACCGACAAGGTCTTCGCCTACTCGGGGAACGGCTACCTGTCGCTCGCCCCGTTTGAGGCACGCGAGATCTACACCGTCACGCTCTACACCGACCTCGCCGACGCGAGCTGGCTGGTGATGCCGGCACGGTCGTCGACGCAGGAGTCTCAGTGGCGGGTGAACCCGCGGCAGCGTTCGCAGGAAGGCACCTATTGGTGGCTGACGATGCCGGAGCTCGGCCCGTATCACCCGTACTACGACGAGCCGATCACGACGCTGAACCGGCGCAACCTCGGCTACGAGGCGACGGTCAACGGCGACTGGGGCGTCGACTTCGCCGACATCCCCGACGACGTCCAGCTTGCGCTCTGGGAGGCGTGCGCGAACGCCTGGACGAATCCCGGCGCGAACCGCACCCGCCAGCTCGGCCCCGTGACGACGACCGACTACGAGTCGTTCGTTCCCGGCACCGAGGAGGGCTTGTATCTGCCGCGCGCGGCGCGTTCCCTGCTTTCGCCGTACCGGCGTCGGGGCGCCGGCGTCCGCTGATGGAAGACATCTTCGACGCGGAAGCGTTCCGGTCGAACGTGGGAGCGATGCTGAAGGACGAGCTGGGCGGGATGCTGATCCAGCCGGGCCTGATCAGCGGCCCGAACACGACGCACGGCGAGTGGATCGGCAGCCTCTACCTGCAACGCGTCCAGGAGGACCCGGCCCGGCCCGCCGAGCTGCAGGTGTTCATGATCTTCCGCGCCTACGCGCCGTTCGACTCGTCGAGCGTGCTGAACGCGAACGTCCCCTTCGACCCGACGCCGCTCGAGCAGATGTCGAACCAGATCCAGCAGGCGTTCGCCAGGCATCCGACCGGGCTCGGCGCCTGGTTCCAGCGTGTCACCTCGATCGAGTTCGACGTCGAGGAGCAGGGCGTCCAGGCCCAGATCTTCGCCTACTCGGGCAACCCGAGCCAAGCCGCCTGACCGTGGCTTTTCTCGTCACGGCTCAGGTCGAGTCGGAGATGCGGTTCAAGGAGTTCGGCCGGCTCGTCGAGCTGCGCGTGAACAAGGCGCTCGTCGAGGGCGCCGCGATCCTGCTGAACGCGGTCCGCGAGCACGAGACCCGTGTCGGTGACGGCACGAAGGGCGTCCACGTCCCGGAAGGCACCCATCTGAGGGACAGCTTCGAGTCGGTCGTCGTCAACGTGCTGCCCGGCGCGATGGGCGTCGCCAACTCACGGATCGTGGTGTTCAGCCGCAACCCGAACGCGATCTGGCAGGAGCTCGGCACCCGGTCGCGGCGGCGGAAGGCGTACAAGGCGTCGTCGAAAACCGCCAACAACGTGTTCCCGTTCCGGACGGCGACGTCGGGTAACTCCGGTGTCGCGCCGCTCTACTTCATGCGGAAAGCGTTGAAGCAGTCCGCGCCGGCGATCGAGGCGCTGATCGTCAAGGCGATCGCTTCCGCCGGCGAGTTCGGTGGCGGCTCGACGCTCGTCGACACGACCTCGCTGCACAACCCGGCGCGCAGCACGCACTACCCGGTCAGTCCGCGGCCGTTTCCGTAGCGCGTCCCGAGGCGTGGAGGCCGTCCGATAGGCGGCGGCGACATGACGACGTTCACCACGAATCCAGGCGTGGATGTTTTCGAGACCGGCGGCCCCCACGGGCTGCTGCGTATCGAGACCGGCAAGCCGTTCACGACGGAGGATCAGCGCGAGATCTCGATCCTCTCGATCGACGGCGCCCACGCGCTCACGCAGTCGGCGGGTAAGCCCGCTGCCAAGCAGGCCGCAGAGGCCACCAGGGGCGGTGATGAGTCGTGACTGGCATCGCCGGTAACGTCTACACGCTCGCCTTCGCGAAGCAGACCGCCAAGGGCGCTGCTGCCGGAGCAGCGACCGGCTACAAGCTGAAGATCACGGGCGGCGAGCTCGGCCCGAACCGGCAACTCCTGACGCTGCAGGAGACCGACGCCTCGCGTCAGCAGGGCGACACGGTCGTCGTCGGCGCGCAGGTGGTCGGCCAGCCGGAGTGGTACATCCGTCCGGAGGAGTTCGGCCTGTTCGCCTATGCGGCGCTCGGCGCCAACGTCGACTCCGGCGCGGGCCCGTACACGCACACCGCGACGCCGGCGCAGCGTCCTCCGTACCTCACGGCATGGAAGAACCTCGGCGCAGGCACGATCATCGACAAGTACACCGACATCACCCTCGGCTCGATCGAGCTGTCGGGCGGCGCCGGCCAGGCTCTCTCCTGCAAGGTCGACGCGATGGGTCTCGGCGCGTTGCTCGGCACGACCGACAACTCGACCGCGATCACGACGGGACACGTCTTCACCTATCCGGAGTGCATCGTGACTCTGGCCGGGGCGAACCCGAAGACCGTCGAGGCGTGGACGTTGACCGCGACGAACAACGCGGACTTCATCGTCGGCGACAACAGCCTGACGCCGTACGACGTCGTGCTCGGCCGCCTCGAGGTGTCGGGGTCGTACACGATCCTGCTCGAGTCGGACGCCGATTATCGGAAGTTCCACACCGGTTCGGCGGTCGGCACCGCGTTCACGACGGCGCTCGGCACCGAGGCACTCGACATCGGAATGGTCAACGGCACCGACTCGATCCATGCGGTCCTGTCGAATGTCGCGCTGACCGCGTACCCGGTGCCGCCGGATGTCTCCGGCAAGCCGATCCGTGTCGCCGCGACGTTCTCGGCTCTGCCGCAGGCAGCGATCGCGAACTACCTGTCGTTCGTCACGATCAACTCGGTCGCGACCTACTAAGCAGGCAGCAGCAGCTTCATCCGACCGGAGGGCCGCGCGAGCGGCCCTCCGGCGTTGCCTCTAGCAATTGCTAGCAGTTGCTACAGATCTCTAGCGGCGTTTCCGCCGTTTCCGTCGGCGCTGTTGTTCGCGGTCGCCGAGCATCAGCTTCCGGGCGGCGGGCTCGCCGACACGGACGAGCTGGTCTTGTTCGGCGGCGGCGATCTCGTGGCTCGTCGCGTCGACGATCTCGCGCATCTGCGCCCTGAGGGCGTCGGTGTCGATGCGGTCGCCGATCTTCGCGTCGCCGATCAGCTCCTCTCGTAGCCGGTAGACGTCTCCGCTCGCTGGCTGCATGAGTCCTCCTCGATTGTCGCCGGAGCCGCGGCTGCGGCTCTACAGCCTGGCCTCGTTGTAGCCGATCCGTGCGGGTCTGGTCGATAGGCGGCAACGCAATGGACCCGGACACGCATGCCCTGTTGACGGTGACGCGCTCGCAGTTGAAAGCCGTCCGTCGTCAGGTCTCGACGCTGGCCCGCCTCCTTGCCGAGCTCGAGCACCGGCTCGGGCCCGATCCCAACCCGAGAGCCCAGGAGGCAAACGGACATGGCAGCGAGCACCACCAGTAAGAAAGGCTGGAAGGCGCAGAATCGTGCGTGGCACAAGGTCACGCCGCCGTCCGGCATGGCCGGCGTCGAGGTTCGGATCCCGGACCTCACCGAGCTGATCAAGAACGACGCGGTGCCGGAGCGGCTTCGCGCGGCCGCGTTGAAGGCGGCGGCGCATCCGGCCGGGCTGCGCGGCGTCGTCACCGACGAGCTGAAGAAGGCCAACGACGCGCAGGACGGCGAGGAGAAGCGCACCGACGCCGAGCTGCTCGACGACGAGAGCTCGGCGCTGCGGAAAGCGATCGACGACGTCGTCGAGATCCAGAAGCATCTGATCGTCGAGTCGGCCCGCGTCTACGGCGTGCTGCTGACGATGGACGACCTGAACGACCCGGAGTTTCCGGCGCCGGACAAGGAATGGCTGGGCGGCGTGATGCTCCGCGAGATCGACTACGACGCCCGCGGGGTGCGTCTGGGCATCGAGCCGCTGTCTTCGTGGGAGCGATTTCGTCACTTCCACGACTGCGATCCGGATTGCAGCGCATGTGCGGCGCTCCAAGACGCCCTTTCCTCGGTTGACCTGGGCCTCGTGTGAGTGCGGCTGCGGGTTCGAGGGCGAGGACGAAGTGACGCAGTTCTGCATCGAGGAGGCGTCGTTGATCTATTTCGACGCCTATACGGCCGCCCAGATCGAGGCTGAGCAGGAGGCCGAGGTCGAGCGCAACCGCAAGCCGGGCGAGATCACCGACCCGGTGATGCAGCAGGCGATGGAAGAGGCGCGTCGGCGCCACGCCGAGACGTTCGGCGTCGACCCGATGGCTAACCGGATCGGGGGTCGGCGCTAGCGATGGCGTTCGGCTCCCTCGGTGGCTTCACCGCAGCGGCCGCGAAGGTCGTCCTCGGCGTCGAGAGCACCGCGTTCAACGCGGAACTCGCGGCGGCTGAGGGCACCTTCGCGCGGACCGCTGCGGGAATGTCGGGGGCAGCCGGCGAGATCGCCGAGCGGACGCTGCGCGCAGGGGTCGCGCAGGAGCGCTACCAGAGGATTCTTCGGACGACGTCGGCGGCGACGTTGGAGGCGCGGACCGCGCTCGCCACCTACATCGGCGAGATGCGCCGCCTGAACGACGTGCAGAACCAGTCGACGGCGTCGATGTCGCGGTTCGAGCGCGGGATGATCGCCGGCGGCGTCCGCGGCATGGGGATGGGCCGGGCGCTGACGTTCGCAAGCAACGCGTTCCTCGGCGGCGCCGGCTTCGTCTACGCCGTCCACGCGGCGGTGAAGGCGAGCTCCGACTTCCAGGGCGAGATGCGGCTGATCCAGACGCAGGCGTTGAAGTCGCGCGGCGAGGTCAACCGGATGACCGAGGCGGTCAAGCGGCTGTCGGGGCCGCTGGCGACCGGGCCGATGGAGCTGTCGAAGGGGCTGTACCGGGTCGAGTCGTCCGGCTACGCAGGCGCGGCCGCGTTGAAGGTGCTGACGACGGCGGCGAAGGGCGCACGGCTCGGCCACTCCGATCTCGAGGCGACCGTCAACGCGCTCGTTGCGTCGCAGAAGTCGGGGATCCGCGGCTCGCAGGAGCTCGGCCAGGCGATGGGCACCCTCGACGCGATCGTCGGCGCCGGCAACACGCGCATGGAGGATCTGACCAAGGCGCTCGCCTCCGGTGTGATCCCGGCCGCCAAGCACGCCGGCGTCGACCTGCAAGGACTCGGCGCGGCGCTCGCGACGTTGACGATTCACGGCACCCCGGCCGAGCTGGCCGCGACCCGGCTGCGGTATTCGATCGCGTTGCTGTCGGTGCAGACGCCGAAGGCCGAGAAGGAGCTCCGCTCGATCGGCCTGGCGTCCGGCGAGCTCGGCCGCAAGATGGCGTCTGAGGGGCTCGTCCCGGCGCTCGAGTTGCTCTCCGAGAAGCTGAAGACGTCCGGCTACGACGCCCAGCAGCAGCACGCGATCCTCGAGCGCGCCTTCGGTGGCGGCCGCTCCTACACGACGATCCTCGATCTGCTCACCCATCTCGGCCAGCTCCGCGAGCGGTTCAACCTGATCTCGCGTGAGGGCACCGCCCAGATGTTCAACTCGCGCTGGCAGGCGCAGGTGCATACCGCCGAGTACGCGTTCGACAAGCTGAAGGCGTCGGCGCAGGTGTTGAAGATCCAGCTCGGCGACGTGTTGCTGCCGACGACGATCAAGGCCGCCGACGGATTCTCGAACTGGATCGGCAAAGCGGCCAACCAGGCCCGCGTCACCCGCGACCTGAAGGAAGCGCTCCACGACGCCGGCGAGGCGGCCAAGGTGTTCGCGGCCGCGATGCACCAGGCGGGCGAGATCATGCACCTCGCCGACCGCGCGTTCGGCGGCGCCGGCCACTCGCTGAAGCTGCTCGTCGAGCTGCTGCTGCTCCGCAAGGCGCTCGGGTTCGCGAAGACGATCAACCACGAGGTTCTCAACCCGCTCCGCGCCGTCCAGACCGAAGCCGAGAAGGCGAAGGCGTCGCTCGGCGGGATCGGCAGCGGCCGCGCACCCGTCGCCGGCGGCGCCGCGGTCGCCGGGATCGTCCCGGTCTGGCGGCAGGGCGACCTCGCCGCGCTCGACCAGCGGATCGGCGCCGCCCACGGGACGGTCACCGATCTCCGCAAGAAGCAGAAGCTCGCCGAGGCGGAGGCGCACGACACGAACGCCAACGCGGTCGCCACGGAGGCGGAGGCGCAGGCGGAGCTCGCCGGCGTCGAGGACGCAGGCATCGCGACGACGAAGGACGCGATCGCGGCGTCGCAGGATCGCGCGGCCGCGCTCGAGACGGAGACCGCGGCCACCAACGATCTCGCCGCCGCCACCGAGAAGCTGCAACAGGGCTACCAGTCGGGACGATTGAGCAGGATCGTGCAGCCGTCCGCGCCGGTCGCAGCACCGGCGGCGTCGGCGGCCGGAAGCCAGGCGCTCTACGAGCGGATCGCGTCCCGGTACGGGCTGCCGGTCGCCGAGGTTGCACGGCTCGACCAGTTCCAGCAGGGGCTCTCGTCGTCTGACCGACTCGCGCTCGGCGGCGGCCTGCCCGGCGTCACCGGCGGCCTGCTCGGCGCGAAGCTGTCGCCGCTGCAGGAGCAGCAGCAGGCGCTTGTCAGCTACATCGAGGCGAAGCACCCGACCAGCGGCAAGCCGGTGCACACCTCGGAGCAGATCCAGGCGGCCCGTGACCGGCTGATCGGCGTCAACCAGGCGATCGCCAACGAGAAGAACATCGCCGCGACCGGTGTCCGCGGCGGCTCCGGCCCCGGCCGCGGCGGGCTGCCTGTCTCGCTGCTTCCGACCGGCCCCGACGCGGTGATGGAGTCGCAGCGGCGCGTCGGCGCGGCCCGCCGCGCCTACACCGAGGCTGAACGTCGCGCGCCGGCCGCCGCGGCGGCCGCGGCTGCGGCACCGACCGCGATCGTGTCCGGCACGTCTGTCGGCGGGGCGGCGCTCGACAAGCTGCAGGTCTCGGCGAACCAGGCCCGCGACAAGGTGCGCCGGATCGCGGCGGAGCAGAGCGCACGCCGCGGCTTCAACTACAAGGGCAACCCGGCCTGGCCCGGCCTCGCCAACGCGTCCGATGCGGAGCTCGAGCAGATGCTCGCCCAGGCCGAAGCCGACCTCGCCGCCCGCGGCCAGCTCGTCTCCGGGGCGGCGTCGGGCAACTATTCGCAGCGGCTCGCAGCCCAGGTCGGCGAGACGCCGGCCCGCCGGGCGGCGTTCGCGCGGGCGCAGGCCGACCGGCTCGCGAAGAAGCTCGCCCAGCGCGAAGCCGCCGCCGCGAACGCGGCCGCGACCGGCGGCTACGGCTCCGGCCGCGCCCCGATCCCGGTCGGCGGCGCCCAGCTGCAGACGGCGATGATCGGCGGCAAGCTGCACGTCAACCGCGGCGGCCAGTGGTTCCTGCCGACCGCGGCCGAGCAGGCCCGCCTCGACGAGCTCGGCCAGCTCGGCCCCGGCTCGACGGTGCTGCGCCCCAATGCGCAACGGGGCCGCCCCTCGACGGCGCCGCTGCCGGCCAGCGAATACGTCTACCCGACCACCGTCACCGCGCGCGGCCTGATCGAAGGCGGCCGTCAGGGGCCGATGGTCGTGCGCACGGCCGGCTCTGTCGCGAGCCCGGAGGAGGCGGCCGCCGCGCGCGGCCGCGCCGACGAGGCCCGCGTGGAGGCGGAGACGCGGCGCACGTCGGCGGCCGCGTTGCGCTCGCGTGCGAACAGCTTGACCGAGCAGGCGCGGGTCGCCGACCAGGTCGCGAAGGACGCGCGGAGCGCGCTCAGCCAAGCGCGGTCGACGACGAAGCTCACGAAGGCGCAGCAGACGCGGCGGGCCGACTTGCAGAGCCGGGTCACGAAGCTGAACCGGCAGATGCGCGACCTGAGCAACGGCGTCGTGCCGACCGACCTGCAGATGATCGGCGGCGTCCCGCATTACGCCGACGAGGAAGGCAACCTCTGGCGCGCCGACCTGCCGGCGCTGGCGAAGCAGAAGGCGGCCACGCTCGAGGAGCTGAAGCCGCTGAGCATCACGCGTGCGTTGCCACAGGCCGGCCAGGCGGGCGCTGTCAAGGAGCTCGAAGCGCAGGCCGTCGCGAAGCGGAAACTCGCAGACGCCGCGAACATGGCGGCGTCGTCGGCGCAGCGTGAAGCGACGGCGGCGACGAAGGTCGAGACGGCGCGCCGGCAGGAGGCCGAGCAGACGACCCTGTCGGCGGAGGCAGCGCAGAAGGCCGCGGCCGACCAGGCCGCGCTTGCGCGGGAGGAGCAGCTCGCGGCGGAGCAGGCGACCGCTTCAGCGGACGCGCAGAAGGCGATCGCCGCCGCGACGACGCCGCAGGCCAACGCGGTCCGGTCGCTGCGCGCGATGCGCGGCGAGATCCAGCAGATGCTTCCGCAGGCGCAGCAGCTCGTCGAGAAGACACAGCAGCAGGCGGCCGCCTACGACACCGTCGACTCGTCGGTCAGGAAGCTGACCGCCGACGAGATCGCCGAACGCGACATGGCCGCGAACCGGCCCATCTCGGAGCCGGTCGGGTCGCCGCTGATCACCCAGCAGACCCCGAACGGCACGCTCCGCTACGGGCGTCTGCGTGGCGGCCTGATGTCGAGCTTCCGCAGCCCGTCCGAGGTCGACCCGATGGGGCTGGCGGCGCCGCTCGACAACGAGATCTTCCTGGCGGAGAAGCAGGCGTCGTTCGCGCGTGCGCGGGCGATGGCCGCGTCGGCGCGCGCGCCGTTCCAGCGGTTCGGCAACTTCATGAACTCGCCGGAGTTCGGCAACCGTTCGATGATGTACGGCGGCGCGCTGATGATGGCGCCGATGATGATCCCCGGCCTGAACAGCGGCCGCGCGTCGGGGCTCACGAACATGCTGATGGGCGCCGGCGGCGGCCTGATGGTCGGCCAGATGCTTCAGATGAAGAATCCGCTGATCGCGGGCGCGATCGGCGCGTCGTTCGGTGTCCGGTCGATGATCGGCGGCCGTCACGGCTCGACCCGGTCGATGGTCGGCTCGACGCTCGGCAACGTCGCCGAGGGCGCCGCGCTGGGCGCGACGGTCGGGACGCTCGGCGGCCCGCTCGACCCGCTCACCGTTCCCGCCGGCGCCGCGCTCGGCGGCGCGATCGGGCTCGGCCTCTCGCTGATCAAGCTCGTCCACTCGACCGACCACACGGCGGAGTCGCTGATGAAGCTGTCGTCGGCGGCCGCGACCGCAGGACGCAACGTCAGCGCCGCTAAGCAGGCGGAGTTCCAGGGCAGAAACCAGCTCCAGTACGACCGTTCGAGCCGCTTCGACGCCGGACAGTCGCTCAAGGAGGCCGGCGCGCAGGAACGGGCCGCCCGCGGCACCCAGGCGCACGCGCAGGCGTTGCTCCAGTTGAAGACGGCGCAGGCCCAGTGGCGCGAAGCGAACCGGCTGGTGCTCACCGACCTGCACAACTTGAAGCAGGCGCACGTCGACGTCGAGCATCAGACCGAGCTCGCGAAGAAGAAGAACGACCAGCTCGTCGCGTCGCTGGTGAAGGTCGGCACCGGTGTCGACAAGACGTCGCATATCGTCGTCGCCGGCGCGCGCGGGATGGGCGTCGCGTTGATCACGCCGGCGCAGAAGGCGGAGATGTTCGCCGACAAGATGGACAAGATCGCCGACAAGGCGCGCGCGACGAACCCGAAGCTGGCGCGCACCGCGACCGCGCTCGCCCAGATCGCCCGCGAGACCGACAAGATCCCGACCGACCCGAAGTACGTCCGGGTGATCCTGAAGTTCGGCTACGACCCGGCGTCGCTGAAGAACACCGAGAACGCCGTCAAGATCGCCTTCGGCGACCTCCTCGGCGGCAAGAACGGGCTGCTGAACGGGCTGCTGCCGTCCGACCTCAAGCCCGGCAACGACGCCACGACGGCGCGCTGGAACGGCAGCGCATGGGTCGGCCCCGACGGCAAGCCGATCCGCAACCAGGGCACCGCGATGACGGCGTGGCTGGCGAAGCATGGGCCGACAAAGATCCCGAAGGGCGCGAAGATCCCGATGCCGAAGGGCGCCAACGCGGCCCCGCACACCGGGTCGGGCTCGTCGACGCCGCATTACTTCCATCCCTCCGAGGACACGAAGCTCGGCCACCTCGAGGAACAGATCGCGTACTTCCAGGCGCGCGGCGAGGACTCGAAGGTCGCGCCGCTGCTGCATGAGGAGATCGCACGGCTCTGGGACGACTTCAAGCGGGCAACCAACGACGTGCAGCGCAGCGAGGTGCTGTCGGCGATCAACGCGGCGAAGTCGCAGCTCGCCTCGATCGCGTCGGCGGGCCTCAGAAACGGCGGCCGCGGGATCCTGCCGATGAGCTACCAGCACAACATCAACACGGCGGTCCAGTCGGGCAGCAAGCCGCGCGAGATCAAGGCGTACGAGGCCGCCGAGAAGTGGCTGCGGTCGTTCATGGCGAAGCAGGACAAGGGCTCGGTCGCCTACAAGAAGGCCGACGATCTGCTGACCCAGTACGCCAAGAAGGTGCGCGTGCTCGAGAAGGGCGAGAAGGCGACGCCGACCGATTTCTTCAAGAACGACCCGACCTGGAAGAAGCTGCTGAACAACGCCTACAAGGCCGAGCAGACCACGAACACCACCAGCGACGACATCGCCGCGCTCCGCCACGAGCAGACGTATCTGAAGCGGATCGTCGCGCGGGCCTCCGAGAAGCACGACATGAAGCTCCAGTTGGCGGCGAACAAGCTGCTCGCCGGGATCGACACGAAGCTCGCCCGGCTGGTCAAGGACCAGCGCGACCTGCTGAAAGGCATCGAGGCGTTCTTCCTGACCGAGCAGGCGTCGTTCTACGGCCAGTACGGCAGCAACGACTTCACGCCGGGCTCGAAGCCGCCGGTGATGGTCAACGTCAACCAGCATTTCCCGCATCCGCCGTCGGTCGACGGGTCGCGTGAGGCGTCCTATGCGGCGCACGCGATGGGCTCCGCCTTCGCGACCTGAGCGGCCCGTCCGCCGCGCGGCCGCCGATAGGCGGCGGCGATGGCACGCGTCTCGATCCCTGTCACCGCGCTCAGCCGCGCCGGTGTCGCGCCGCCCGCCCAGACCGACGCGGACGCGACCAACAAGAACCAGCTCGACTCCAACGACGGGCTGACCTGGGTCGAGATCGTCTCGACCGACGCGGGCTCGCAGACGGTCGGCTTCGAGATCCCGGCGACCGTTGACGGCCAGTCGGTGATCGCGAAGACGGTGACCGTCCCCGCCGGCGCCACCCGCAACGCCGGCCCGTGGCCGGTGGCGACCTACAACCAGTCCGGAGGCCCGGTCTTCATCGACCCGTCGGTGTCGACGACGCTGAAGTTCCGGGCGTATCGGCTGCCGCTGACGTGAGCGCCGAGACCAATGCTGCGGCGACGCTGACCACGCCGGGCGGCATCGTCAGCTTCAACCCGGCGTTCGGCGCGACGGTCGACTACTACTGGCTCACCGACCTGAACGGGCTCGCGCAGGCGCCGCTGCGGACCGCGCGCGACCCGAAGCCGCAGGCGCCCGGCACGATCCTGCACCCGTCGCTGCGGAACGAGCGGCTGATCACCGTCACCGGCCTCGTCGTCGCCGCCTCCGGCACGCCGACCCGGACCGCGATGTGCAACGCGCTCATCGCCGCGCTCGAAAGCATCGAGTCCGCCGACGGCGTCTGGGCGTGGACGGACTCGACCGGCGCGTCGCACTCGGTCGCGGTGCGTTCCGACATCGCCGTCGACTACACGAACGGGCCCGGCGGGCCGCCAGGCCCCAAGCAGTTCATCTTCGGCCTCGTCGCAGCCGACCCGGCGATCGCGTAGGCCCACCGTGGCGTACACGGTTCACCTCACCGATGTCCTGACCGACACGCTGCTCGACGATCTGACCACGATCGCGCTCGAGACGCAGATCAAGGTGCGGCTGAACAAGCCGACGCAGATCACGGTGACGCTGCCGTCCGACCAGGCGCAGCTCTACACCGCCTGGACCGACGGCGACCCGCAAATGTTTCCCGGCTCGCGCGGCATCAAGGTCTACAAGGACGGCGTCCTCGTCGCCTACTGCCTCGTCTGGACGTGCTCGTGGACCGGCGACGAAGGCACCGACCCGAAGCTGACGGTGACGGCGTTCGACCCGCTGATCCGGCTCCAGTACCGCAACGTGTTCGACCTGACCGGCCACATCGCCGACTGGGACTTCCTCGCCGTCACCGGCACCGACGGCTCCGGCAACCCGACGATCGACGCGGCCACGCTGCTGCACGCGGCGATCAGCTCGAGCGAGACGTTCGAGGACAACACGGTGACGCTGCTCGGCACCCCGTACACGCCGGCGACGTTCCCGATCGACTACACGACGGGGACGTTCGCGGCGACCGTGAACATCTGGGCGCTGATCAACGACTCGCCGATGACGATCGGCGACCTGATGTCGACGATCACCGACACCGGCGCCGCCGACGTGATCCTCACCCCGACCGACACCTCGCTCGGCGCCGCCGCAGGCGTGATGGGCGTGATGAACGTCGTCGACGTCGCCGGCGCCGACGTGTCGGGCACCGTCCACTTCGACTACGACACCGGCCTCAAGAACACGGCCGCGGTCACGCGGATGCTGGATATGTCGACGCTCGGCAACCGGATGGTCTACGAGATCGGCCCGAAGTACGGCCTCGACCACTGGTTCGCGAACGTGACCGGCACCGAGGCCGGCCTCGAGACGTTCCAGTCACTCGCCCTCAACTCGCGCGTCAAGTACGGCACGTTCGCGCAGGCCCGCGTCTACGACGACGACGACGGCAAGGCGGCGCTGCCGCTCTACCACCAGCTCTGGAAGACCGAGACGAAGCTGCGCAGCAAGCCGCGCGAGCTCGTCTACGTCACCCCGGCCGCGAAAGGCGACAACTTCGCCCAGTTCACGCCGTGGGCCGACTACAACATCGGCGACCTCGTCGCCGTGAACACCTCGAACAAGGTCGGCCCGGCGATCGCGTCGACGACGCAACGCATCTACGGGTTCGACGTCACGATCGGCGACATGGGCGTCGAGCGGGTCGGCCAGCTCGTCACCTCCGCCGACGCCGAATGAACCTGAAGCCTCTCAAGCCTTCCGAGCACCGCACGACCGGCACCCGCGGCTGAGCGAGGCCGATAGGCGGCGGCGTGAAGCCGCTGCAGATCGACGACGAGTGGGCGAAGCTGCGCGGCCACCGCCGCGAGCTCGACCGGCTCAGAGCACGCGCGCACGGCCGCTGGGTCTACGTCGGCGGCACCTGGCCCGGCTCGCCGGACTTCCTCGCCGGCTCGAACATGGATCCGACGGCGGCGATCCCGAACCCGGTGCCGCTGCGGTTCCGGTGGCTGCTCGGCGGCGGCCTCGAGATTCAGGGCGACGTCACCGGCGTCGCGCCCGGCGACACCGTCTTCGTCCTGCCCGACCAGTACCGGCTCGACCACGACGTGCCGGTGCACAGCCACGACGACGCCGGCGTCTACGTGCCTTGCCGGCTGCTCGCGACCGGCGAGTTCATCTACGGCGTCCCGTAACCCCGTCGCCGCCGATAGGCGCCGGGGATGGCAGCTTCGATCAAGGTCTACGGCCACCTCGGCTTCCACCTGCAGGCGGGCGGGCTCGCCTGGGCGTCGGACACGATCAAGTTGGCGCTGACGACCAGCGGCTACGCGGTCTCGCAGGCCAACGACGAATACTTCTCCGCGGTCACCAACGAGCTGTCCGGTAGCGGCGGCTACACGAGTGGCGGCTTCACGCTCACCGGCTGCGCGCTCTCCTATGACGCGACCACGCGCGAGGAACGCTTCGACGCGACCGACTTCTCCGTCAGCGCGCTGACGCCGTCGGCGCCGTTCCGGTACGGCGTCATCTACAAGGACACCGGCACCGCCGGCACGTCGTTCCTGATCGCGTACATCAACTTCGGCGCCGACCAGGACCCGGCCGGGCTGCCGTTCGCGGTCCAGTGGCCCACCACCGGCGTCTGGTACGCCCAGGCGGTCTAACGGTGCTGGCCCCCGGCCGCATCCCCCTGAACGACCAGGAGCACGTCGCCGTCGAGGCGCTGCTCGTCGAGCACGGCGAACAGGTGTCGCTGACCCGCCGCGACCCCGGCGAGACCGGCCCCGTCGTCGTCACCGCCGACGACAAGGTCTTCCACGTCCACGACGACGGCTCAGTCGAGGCCGCCTGATGGCGTCGCAGCTCTACCCGAAAGGCGCCGCCCACATCCTCGGCCTCGCAACGAAGGTCGACCTCGTCGCCGACACGACCAAAGTCCTCTTCTACGCGGGCTCCTTCTCGAGTAGCCACGAGTTCGTCTCCGACCTGACCGGCGCCAGCATCATCGCCCGCTCCGGCGCCCTCGCCGGCAAGACCGTGACCAGCGGCGTCTTCGACGCCAACGACATCACGATCACCGCCGTCTCCGGGTCCGCGTTCACGCACGTCATCCTCTACAAAGACACCGGCACCGACTCGACGTCGCCGCTGGTGGCGATCTTCGACGTCACCACCTATACGCCGTCGGGTCTCGACGTCACCGTCGTTTTCAACGCCTCCGGCCTGTTCTCGATCGCGTAGGCGGCCACGATGGCGCTCGTCTTCATCGAGGGGTTCGACCATCTGCAAACCGCCGCGGCTAACGCAAAAGGCTGGAACGGGCTTACGCTGACCACGGGACGCTTCGGCGGCCAAGCCGCCCAGTCGTCTGGGTCGACGACCCGGTCGAAGGGGATCGGCGCGACATACACCGAGCTCTACGTCGGCTTCGCGTGGCAGTCGAGCAGTCCGACGAGCACCGGCGGCGAGATCCAGTTGAGAACGGGAGCGACGCTCACCTTCCGGATCGGCACCGACGCCACCGGGCATCTGGTCATCAAGAACAGCAGCAGCACAGTGGTCGCGACCGGGACGACGGTGCTGCTCACGAACACCTGGTATTACGTCGAGGTTCACATGCTGATCAACGGCGCGTCCGGGTCGTGCAGCGCACGGTTAAACGGCGTCTCCGAGATCTCGAACACGACCGGCAACTTCGGCTCGTCCGGCGTCGACACCATTGTTTTCACCTCCGGCGGCGGCGGCCCGACGATGACCTACGACGACATCTACATCTGCGACACGACCGGGTCGGCACCTCGTAACACGTTCCTCGGCGACGTCCGCGTCGCCACGATCTATCCGAACGCCGACGGCGCGCATGCACAGTGGACCCCGTCGAGCGGCCCCAACCATTACGACCGTGTCAACGAGTCGTCGGGCACGTTCCCTGACGGAGACACCACCTATGTCTCCGACGCGACCGTCGGCGACCTCGACACCTACACCTTCACCAGCGTCGACGGCGGCGCGACCGTCCTCGGCGTCCAGGTGAATCTGTATGCGCGCAAAGACGACGCGGCTACCCGGCAGATCGCGCCGGTGATCCGCCAGTCGGGAACCGACAACGTCGGCACCACGGTCACGCTCAGCTCGACCTACGCCTACTACTCGCAGATCTACGGGCAGGACCCGACCGCCACCGATTGGACGGCGACGGTCGTGAACGGCGACGAGTTCGGCGTCAAGACGATCGCGTAGCCGATGGCCGACAGGCTCTCGCAAGAGGCTGTCGAGGTTCTCTACTCGCAGAGCGGCGCCAAGGCCCGGATCAGCCAGGAGGCCGTCGAGGTCATCTACGCGGCCGCGGCCGCGAACGCGCTGGTCAGCCAGGTCGCGGTCGAAGTCCTCTACAGCCCGCCGACAAGCGCACACCTGCGGATCTCCCAGCTCGCAGTCGAAGTTCTCTACCGGCCGTCGGTTCAGCCGTCGTTCATCTCGAGCAACACCGTCGTCTATGCGCTGACGCTCGAGGACGAGGTCGCGGTCCCGTTCATCGCGTCGGCGACGGTGCTGTACGCGGTCACGTTGCAGGACCGGCTGAGCGTCCCGTTCATCGCTTCGTCGACGGTGGTGTATACGCCGATCGTTACGACGGCGGGCTCGAACGTGGTGGTGCCGTTCATCGCGTCGGTGACGGTCGTCTACAGCCCGCATATCCCGGTCGAGTTCGCCGCGTCGGCGGCGCTGCTACTCGCCGCTGGTGTCGCGACCGTCTACCCGGTGACGCTTCCCGCGAGCGCGGCGATGCTGCTCAGCGCCGGCTCGCCGAACCTGCCTGTCGGGGCGGTGACGGGCGGGGCGTTGCAGCTCCGCGCCGGGGCGCCGCTTGTCTATCCGACGCAGCTCCCGACGACGTCGTCGGGGCAACTCCGCTTGCTCGGCGACGCGCCGACGCTGCTGCTGGTCAAGCTGGCCGCGGCCGGGGTGCTGCGCTTCGCGGGCGGGTTGGCGGAGTTCTCGCAGGCGGTGATCGCCCGTCCGTCTGCGGCCGGGATCCTGCTGCTCAAGGCGGACGCGCCGACACTGGCGGGGGCGGGCGCGAACCAGGGCGGCGGCGGCAGCGGCGGCAGCGGCGGCGGCACGACGGGCACCGGGGCGTTCTCCGTGTCCGCGGTTCTGTATTGAATGCACTCCGATGAAGCCGTGGCATTGCGATTGCTGGAAGGGCGGCTGCGGCTGCTCGAAGACGAAGAAGCTGCAGCTCGGCGACGTCGACCGCTGCGACACCTGCGGGGCCACCAGGCCGGGGGCGTCGCTGCTCGGCACGATCGCGCTCTCCGGCGGCGCGGCGCTTCTTGGGATGGCGCTCGCATCGTTCAGCGAGCTTGGGACGCCGGCGCCGAACACCGACTGCGCAGACGCGGCGACGCTGCCGTGCTGCTGCCTCGACGGGACGGTCTCGAATGTCGGCGCGTCGACGACCGCGCCGGCCGATGACCCGTTCAACACGCTGTATCTGCTCGGCGTCTTCTCGCGGCAGGTCTGGTTCTCGTTCACGAATCCGCAGAGCGTGGCCGGCTACTTCCGGCTGAGCTTCCACAATCCGACCGGGGCTGCCTACACGCTCGCCGCGGCGCTCTACACGGGGACCTGCGACGCGCTCGAGGCGGTGCCGAACCATCTCGTCGCCGACACCGACCTGAGCCCGCCGACCTTCTGGAGCTCGATCGGCGCCGGCGCTGACGGCGGCCAGTCGATCGGTGTCGTGCTGGAAGCCGGTCAGACGGTCTATATCGAGCTTGCCGGCGACGACACCGGCTCGCCGACCGGCTGGAACGGCGCGCTGCGGCTCACCTGGAAGCTGCTCGAGGTCACGCTGAAGGACACCACCTCGTCGCTCGACATCGACACGCCGCCGGAAGCGCTCGCCACCTGGGACATCAACCAATCGCTGACCGATCCGGGGCTGCCGAACACCGGCGAGGCGCCGGCCGCCTACATCCACCATCAAGGGCTCCATTTCGTCGCGCAGCCGACGAACGCACAGGACAACGATCTCGGCTATCCCGCAGGGTTCCCGTCGACCGATCCGGGGATCTGGGTGCGCACCGTCGACGCGACCGGCGCCCTGACCGCCTACCCCGTCGACACCGAGTACGCGTTCGACTGGAACGACCACATCAACTCGACCGTCAAGCAATGCTGCTTCGAGTATCTGATGACGATCACCCACTGGTATCTGTTCACGCAGGGGATCCAGTTCGCGAGTGACGGCGAGAACCTTTGGATGGGCGTGATCGAGCTCGCCGAGGTGCCGTATCCATACTGGTTTGCCGGCAGCATCGGCGACTGCGTCCCCGACCACGATCCTGCGGACGGCGAGCTGATGCGGTCGAACGATCCGACGCCGCTGCCGACCGGCTGCAGCCAAGGATCAGGCTTCTCCGACGCAGGCGTCAGCCATTCCGGCCATTGGTCGGTGTGGCGGCTCGCGATGTACGTCTGGAACGGTGCGGGCTTCACCCGGATCGGCGACATCGACGCGGTCTTCTTCAACCGCGGCGGCGACAGCGGCGACACCGACGCGCTCGCGTCGCTGCCGAGCCTCGCCGCCTCACCGGCGGAGCCGGGAGTCTGCCACGCGATCTGGGCGGAGTCGGGACGCTGGGGGCAGCGCGATCCGGGGCCGGGCTTCTGGCCGAACCGCGGCTGGCGGACGAACTATTCCCAGTGGAGCAGCGGCGGCCTGATCGAGTCCCGTGACCTGCTTTACAACGACATCATCGGCGCCACTCCGACGACCGAGAACTACTACCCGCCTTCCGACCACATGGCATGGACGGCGCAACACCAGGTCGTCAACGACGGCGGCCGGCCGCTCGCCTTCGTCAACCGGCAGCAGACCGAAGACACCGGCGACACGCCGCCGCTCAGGTATGCGCCGATGAGCGGGCCGACCGCGCTCGAGCTCTGGGACATCGAGGCCAGCTCGACGAACGCGCCCGCGGTGCTGCAGACCCTCGACGGCGCGCTGCTGCCGCAAGTCTCCGAGGTCGGGATCACGCTCACGAACTTCTGGTCGGCTGAAGCCGACGCGAGCATCTTCGGCGCCGGCTACATGCTGCGGCGCATGTTCGCGCTGTCGGCGCCGTATGTCGATGCGACCCTCGACGGCGAGGAGGTCTATCTGGTGATCCCGATCTGGATCGACGCGGTGACGACCGGCCGGCGAGCGAACGGCGTCTACCGGGTTCCGGTCGACGGCAGCGCCGTCTTCTCGGAGATGGACGGTGACCGGGCGGCCGCGGTTGAGCAGGCCGCCGCGAGCCAGTTCGACTTCGTCTCGGAGCCGCGGAACATCTGGATTCCCGCTGCGGGTGCCGTCGACCAGTTCGACCGGATCTGCCTGCACGACTGGCTGAACGACGGTATTGGGCAGGCGATCGGCGAGCCGAACACCTCCCGGCAGGGCAACGATTCCTCGAGGGCGCCGGCAGAGTCGCCGCCCTACTACGATCCCGTCACGCGGACGCTCTACTACGCGTCGTTCATCGCCGGCCCGACAGTCGAGACGGAGAAGTGGGGTGTCGGTCAGACGAAGATCGTGACGGCGATCTGTACCGTCGGCGAGTGTCTCGAGCTGCCGACGGGGATGCATCTCTGGCAGCGGATCACGCCCGGCTAACGATCGTAGGTTAGGCGTCGTCGAGCGCGGCGCGGGTGGCTGCGGCGTCGTCGAGGAGCAGCCGTGTGGTGGCGGCGTCGTCGAAGGCGGCGGCGACGCGGGGCTGGTCGTCGAGGATGGCGTAGCGGGTCGGCTTGTCGTCGACGACGGCGAGCGTGGTGGCCTTGTCGCCGAGCAGCATGGTCGCGACCTTTTCGGCGATGCCGCGGATCCAGGAGCCGACCGTGCCGACCGTCGCGCTGATCGTGCTGGCCACGGCTTTCCGGGTCATATAGGTCTGCGACTGGTCGGCGGCGACGGTCTTGCCGGTGCCTCTCGAAAGGGTGACCGTGCTGGCTTGCGCGAATGCGAGGCTGATCATCCGGAGCAGCCGGGCGGTGAGGGTCGCGGCCTGCGGCTGCGTCCAGGAGCGGGCCGCGCCGGCGGCCTTGTTCACGTTCAGGGCGGCCGGCTGCTCGAGCGTGAGCTCGCCGGCGGCGTGCTTGTTCACGTTCAGGGCGGCCGGCTGCCGCAGGTCGAGCTCGCCGGCGGCCGCCTTGCGCACGTTCAGGGCGGCCGCCTGGCCGGCGGCCGTGGCCTTGCCGGCGCCGCGGCGGGTGAGGAGCTGCTGCGGCTGCGTGAATGCGAGCACGACGAGCCGTACGAGCTGGGCGGAGAAGACGGCGGTTTGGGCCTGGGCGCCGCTGACCCGTTTCGCGGCCGCCTTGCTGAGCGTGGCGGCCTCGGTCTGCGTCCATGCTCTCGAGGAGGCTGCCGCCTTTCGGAGTGTGCCGGCGGAGCTCTGCGTCCAGGCGCGGCCGGCGGCCACGTTTCGGCGCAGGGTGAGGGCTTGCGGCTGCGTGAACGCGAGCGTGACGAGCTTGACGATCTGCTCGGCGACGGTCGCCGACTGGGCCTGAGCCCATGTTTTCGCGGCGGCGGCGGCTTTTTGCAGGGTGAGCGTCTGCGGCTGCGTAAAGGCGAGCGAGACGACGCGGCCGATCGCGCCGCGGAGGAAGCTCGAGCTCTCGGCCTGCGTCCACGTTCGGGTTGCGCCGGCGGCGCGCGAGCTCGAGCCGGTCTGCGTCTGCGTCCACGTTCCGGTCTTGCCGGCGCTTCTCGAGGTGAGGTAGCTCTGGGCCTGCGCGAACGCGAGCGTGACGAGATGGACGAGCTGCCGGGTCATGCTCGCCGACTGTGGCTGGCTGATTGCCAGCGTTTTGCCGGCGGCGCGCGCGGCGAGGTAGCCGGTCGTCTGCGTCCAGACTTTCGAGTCGGTGACCGCCTTCGCGAGGTTCGGCGCCTGCCCCTGCGTCCAGGCGCGGCCGGCGGCGATCGCGCGCGCCGGCAGGGTGAGGCTCGAGCTCTGCGTCCACGTTCCGGTCTTGCCGGCAGCGCGTCGGCTGGTGAGCTGCTGCTGCTGGCCAGCGGCGACGGTTTTCGTCGAGGAGCGCGTGGAGAGGAACGCGGACGCCTGCGTCCATGCTTTCGAGTCGGTGACCGTCTTGGTCAGCGTCGCGGTCTGGCTCTGGGTCCAGACGCGGCCCGCGGCCGCGTTGCGGCGGAGGGTGAGCGTCTGCGCCTGGGTGACGGTGACGGCGACGGTGAACGCGTTGCTGCCGGTCTGCTTGAACGTGGTCCAGGCGGCGATCGTCTGTGCCTGCGTAAAGGCTTTCAGCTTCGAGGCGGCCCGGCTGAGCGTGCTTGTGCTGGCCTGCGTGAACGCGGCTCTTTTCGCGGCCGCGTTCTGGAACTCGAAGTCTTGCGGCTGGGTGTAGAGGTCGCTGGCGCCGGCCGCGGTCGCGAGCTGGTCGCTGTAGGTCTGCGGCTGCGTGAACGACGCGGTCTGGGTGAGCTGGGCGGGGGCGGCCTTGAAGCCGAGCGAGACGGTGAGCGCGCGCGCGCTGCCGGTGGCCGACCAGGTGACGGTGGCGGTGCCGGAGGAGCCTGCGGTGGTTTGCACCTTGTCGGAGATCTCGACGATGTGGCCGGTGCCGCTGGTGGTTGACTGGTCGACGCGTTCGGTGAACGTCGCGACGGTCGAGGTCTGCCCGGACGACTCGAGCAGCTTCAGGGCGAGCCCGAGCACGTAGCTTTTGTTGGTGGCGGTCGTGAATGCGGGGATCACCGACGTCGTCGTCTGCGCGGAGAGGTCGGAGGAGGCGACGGTGCCGTCGAGGGTCGCGGTCGCGTTCTGGACGCAGATGATTCCGGCGCCGGAGGAGTCGCCGCTGGTGCCGGTGGTGAGCCCCGACCAGATGGGTGAGGGCGTGTCGGTGCCGGTGCCGTCGGCGATCCGCGTGAAGACGTAGAAGGTGCCGCCCGAGGCGGTGCCGCTGCGTTTCGGGAAGCCGGTGACGAGCGTCCAGCCGGTCGGGGTGGCGACGGTGGCGGTGATCGACCGCGACCCGCAGACGAGGAGGAGCAGGTCGCCGGCCGCGGTCCCTGCCGGTGCGCCCGGCGTCAGCGTCGTCGGGTTCTGGACGTTGTTGGCCGTGAACGAGTGGGTGCCGGCGCTTCGGAAGGACGGGGTGGCGGGCATCGTCTCGGCCTATCGCCCGCTCGAGGGAGCGTCGGCGCCGATAGGCGTCCGCGATGGCTTCCGACATCGCATCCGAGCAGCAGGCGCTTGTCAGCTACGAGCTGATCCGCTGGCTCTCCGCGAGCTGCCCCGAGCATGAGCGGTTCAGCCCGGACTGCTTGGCCTGCTTGACGGTGCCGCAGGCGTGCCCGGCGCATCCGAAGACGAACGGGACGTTTCCCGGCTTCGATCTCGACTGTGCGGCGTGTAAGGCGACGCGGCCGGGCTTCGAGACGGTGATGGTCGCGGGCCAGCAGGTGATGTCGGCCGAGGAGGCGGTGCGCACGTTCGGGATCCCGCATGTTCGTCTGGCCGGCGGCCGCGTGCTGCGCGTCGGCCTGGATCTGCTGCGGCGTACGCGCTGACCTTCGGGCGCGCGTAGCTCAGCGGATAGAGCGCCGGGTTGCGAGCCCGGAGGCCGGAGGTTCGAGTCCTCCCGCGCGCATCTCAGTCGGCGGCGGTGCCGACGATTCCGGCGAGCGCTTGGCGGAGCCCGAGCGCGGCTGCCTCGTGGGGTTCGAGCTCGACGACGATCGCGGTGTCGATGATGACGTCCTTCTCGGCGACGTAGGCGACGATTTCGTCGTGGATGACGAGCTCGTGGCAGCCGTCGTCGAGCGTCTCCCGGAATTGGAGCCGGCGTCGAGGCGGATCGGCGCGTGGCGGAGGTCTTTGCGGACCTTCAGCGCGCCCGCCGGACCGCCGATCTTGTTGTTACCCCACGCCTGACCGGAAAACGGCCTCTGCTGGGACGTGCGGGGAAGCCGAAGCTGCTGCGGTATGCCGGAGCGCATCTCCCTATATCGCTGGAGACTCTCTGCGAGGCCGATAACGTTCTTGACGCAAGAGTCAGTCGGGCGACGATCGAACGTGTCGACGACACCACAGGCGAGTCTGCGAAGCTCGATCAGCTCGATCTCTTGCGCCTCCGCGAGCTGCTGCCATTCGGTGAGCGAACGGCGGAGCGCGGGGGGCCACCACAAAGGCCGTTCAGCCACGATCGCGCTCCGCTTCCAGCGCGGCACGAGCTACATGCTTGGCCTCGATCACGCCCGCCAGTGTGGCCCGTCCGGGTCGGCTTGTCGAGGCCGATAGGCGGCGGCGACATGGCAAATGTGATTCCGACCATCGCAAAGCAGGTGTTCGCCGGCCGCCTCGTCGGCGGGACGCCGACTCAGGCGGAGCCGAAGAACATCGGCTTCGGCCAGGGCAACAAGACGGCCGGTTCGCAGGTCACTTCGCTCACGACCGACAAGGCGTTGGGCGCGGAGATCGTCGCGAACGGCGGGCAGACGACGCGGATCGCGGGCACGAGCTCGCAGGTCACGACGACGAACACGAGCGACACCTATCAGGTGCAGGGCACGATCACCTGCAACCTCGTCGGTGGGCTTGCGATCACGGAGGCGGGCCTGTTCGACACGAACCCGTGGCCGGCGCAGAACACGGTCGCGACGCAGGGCGTCCTCTCGGGCACCGCCACCGGCACGTTCACGATCACGTCGGCGACCGGGTTCCCGACGGCGTCGACGGACTACCAGATCGACCAGGAAGTCCTGACCGCCACGCTCGCGGGCACCACGATCACGGTGACGGCGCGCGGCGCGAACGGCTCGACCGCGGCTGCGCATACGGCCGGGTCGATCATCACGGTCGGTTCGCCGACGGGCACCGGCGCGGGCGGGTTCTTGACGGCGAAGGGCGACTTCGCGGTGATCAACCTGGCCCAGAACGACACGTTGCAGCTCACGGCGAAGGTGCAGTTCACCTAAGCCGCGGCTTGAACGGCTCGTCCATGACAGCGAAGCGCGGGCCTGGTGCCCGCGCTTCGTCTTTCGGTCGATAGGCGATGGCATGGGACAGCAGCTCGGCTTCTACGACGTCGGTGAGAAGATCACGCTCGGCTGCTGGTTTCTGACCGGCGGGACGGTCGGGACGATTTTCAAAGGGCAGATGCTGCTCGAGGTACGCGACGTGTCGGGCCTCGACGTGACGCCGGCGGCGGCGATCTATGTGGCTGAGGCGGGCGGGATCGGCGGCGATCTTGTCTCGACGGTTGTGTCGTCGGGGGCGGGCCAGGTGACGATCGCCGACCCGGCGATGACGACCGCGAACCGGGTGCTGGTCGGGACTCCGGTCGACCCGTCGACGGTGACGTGCAAGGTGGCGAAGCCGGACGGCAACGAGGCGACGCTGACCGCCGTGTCGACGCAGACGGGCCGTTGGACGGCGGCCTTTACGCCGACGCTGGACGGCGACCATTTCTACCGTTTCTCGGGGTCGGGTGCCGCGGTCGCGGACGGGTGGCGGAAGTTCGTCGTCGATCCGGAGCGGGTCGTGTGAGATGGACGAGGCACGCGCCGAACGGATAGAGCGGCTCCTCGACGACGTCGTCCGGAACATGCTTCCGCGCCGCGAGTTCGAGCGGCGGATGGACAAGTTCGATGTCTGGGCCGGCGACGCGTCGCGGCGGCTGGCGCAGCAGGAGGCGATGAGCCAGTTTTTGCAGCCTGCCGTCCACGAGCTCGCCGACCGGATGAACGACGTCGAGGATGTGTCGGCGGTCCACGTGGTCAAGGAGCGGCGGAAGGGCTGGATCGTGCCGGCACTTGTGACCGGTGTCGGCGTGCTCGTCAACGCGACGTTGGCGGCGATCACGTTCGCGCTCGGCACGCATCGCTGACTAATGCATTCTTGCATCTCTGCACGAGCTCGTGCGCGGCGGGCGCGAGGTTGACGATGTTCAGGGCCTGGTCGCCTGGTCTGAGGCCGCCGCAGATCGGGCAGCGTCCCTCGTTTACGTCCTGGGCGCGGTCGCCCTTGGCGATCTCGTCGGCGCGCCGTTGTAGCTCGTCGCCTTCGGCCGCGTTCCAATCGCGCACGAGCTGGATGCCGGGCTGCATGATCCTGCCGACGATGCGCGCGTAGGGCTTGCTGACGCACTGCGCGCGGGCTAAGCCACGCCGTTCCAGGGCTTCGATTGTCGTGCCGTTGATGCCTTCGCGTGAGCCGATCCAGGCGAGCTTCGGGTTGCCGGCCGCCGACGCCCGAACCTCTGCGTCATACAGGGTCTTGAGTCCTGCGCGCTGCGAGTCTGTGAGCCGAACCTTCACCGTTCCTCCCTTGACGCTGTCAAGAGGTAGAGTAGGGCTTGCGCTTGACGCTGTCAAGGGGTAATCTCCGCAGCATGGAACTTCTTGGAGTCACAGAGATCGGGATGCTGCTCGGGGTGTCGAAGCAGCGCGCCGACCAGCTCACGCGCACCCAGGGCTTCCCGAAGCCAGTCAGCGAGCTCGCGTCCGGCCGGATCTGGCGCAAGAGCGACGTCACAAAGTGGATCGCCAGCTCGAGCAGGGAGGCGAACGAGCTTCAGCAGTTCGATGCGGAGACCATGGGCTGATGCGGCCTCGGCGAACCCCGCTGTCGAATCGTGTGTTCTCGCTGGCTGGAGGGAACGAAGACAACGACCTCTGGGTGCGCACGGGCTCGACCGACGGCGATCCCTGGATCGAATCTGTGTGGGAGCTCGACGAGGACGAGCGCGCGGCGATCGCCGCCGGCGGAATGGTCGAGCTGCGCGTATGGGGGAACGGCATGCCGCCCGTCAGCCTCGCCATCGGCGCCTCGCTCGAGCATCGCCGGCGCGGCGGCTGAGTTCCTCTCGCCTTCCGGGCCCGGTGCCGGTCGGCTGGATTGACTGTCCACCGTAGCGACCGGCGTTCATCGCGGCCGCGGCCGCGCTCCGCGGAAAGCATCCGACTTCCTGTTTTGCGGCATCGTTCGAGGCGCCTGACCGATGCAGATCTGCATGGCGGCTGATAGCCGGTAGCGGCGCCTGAGCGGGCGGATGTCCTCGATAGGCGAGGGCATGAGACGAGGACTTCTCCTGCTTGCCGCGGTCTGGTCTGCGGCGTTCGTGTTCGCGGCGGTCGCCGCGTCGGGGTCGGCGCATACGCGCGCGACCGGGCCGTCAGCCTCGACGGTGCTGCATGTCGGCTCGACGGGCCGGCGTGTGAAGAATCTTCAGTGGCTCCTCGGCGGCCGCGACCCGTCGGCGTTCCGTTCGATCAAGACGTTCCGGCACGCGCCGACCGGCGTGTTCGGCCGCCGGACGAAGATCGCGGTCTGGAACATGAAGTGGCGGATCGGGTATCCGGCCGCCGATCTCCATCAGGGTCGCGGCTTCACGGCGGGCCCGATGTTCATCCGGATCCTGCTCGGCAAGGAGCGGCGGCCGCTCGCCTGGATCGCGTTGGCTGCGAAGCGGCAGACCGTGATCAAGCACCGGTCGACGTTGACGGCCTGCCAGCAGCGGGTGATCCGGTATGCGGAGTCGCAGGTCGGCGTCCACGAGATCCCGTGGGGCTCGAACTGGGGCTGGAACGTGCCGATGTATCTCCGCGCGTCGGGGA